CGATTTAGAGCTATAGTTTATGATAATTAAAATAAAATAAATAAGGAGAAAATAAAATGGCAGTACAAAAAGGAAGTAGCTTTTTATTAAAAGACAACAGCACAGGAACTCCAGCTACAATTGGTGGACTAAGAAGTACATCTATGAGTATCAATGGAGAAATGGTTGATGTTACAACTAAAGATTCAAACGCATTCGTTACAAGTGGAAATGATAAAGCAAGAGATTTATTAGAGGGTGGTGGAATTAGAAGTATGTCAATATCAGCAAGTGGAGTATTCACAGATTCATCAACAGAAAACATTTTAAGAGGTTTTGCGTTTGATGGAGCAATACAAAATTATGATTTAATTTTTGGTGATGGTTCAAAAGTAGCTGGTGCTTTTTTGATAACAAGTTACGAAAGAGCTGGTGAGTATAATGGTGAAGAAACATATTCTGTAACATTAGAATCACACAATACAATAACTTACACAGATGCGTAATTATGGTTGAATGGACAAATGGTTGGAAAGTGATAAACTTTGAATTAAATGGCGATCAACATCATGGATTTATAAAAGTAACTAAATTAAAATATATAGTTATTGAATGTAATAAAGATGTTGATTGTCGTCCATTAGATAAAATAACTCTTAATGGAAATGATAATCTTATAGTGCAAAAATTAGTTACTTTTGAAAGTAGAGCAGAAATTCATTGTATAGAAGATAGCAATGGAGAGTTGAAAAAATCAATAACAACAAAGAAAAAACTAAAAAAAGCACTAGGAGATGATGATGAACAAATACAAGGGTGAAATCAGTCGTAAGTTTGGTGATAAAGAAAGAACATTTAGACTTACTTTTGACAATATAGTTAATATAGAACACAGAACAGGGAAGTCTGTAATGGATGTAGCTAGATCAATTGCAGAACAAAAATTCTCTTTAAGCGATATATCGGTTATTTTGCATGAGGGTCTATTAGGAGCAAAAGGTAAGTATACACATGTTGCAGTTGGTGATATGATAATACAAACTGGTTTAACAACTTCTGCAGTAACAGCAGGAGAAGTTTTAGGTACAATCTTTGCTGGGGAAGACGAAGACTCCCCAAAAGCAGAGGTGGAGAATCAAGAAGCTATTACCCCATCCAAGACTATCTAGAGATTGGATTAGGATTTCTCCATATGACACCTGAAACCTTTTGGGGTTGTAGTGTTAAAGAATTTATGTCTGCTATGGAGGGCTACAGTATGAAAGTAAATAAAGGTGCAAAATCTCAACCAGTATTAAAGGATGAGATGGAAAGTTTAATGAGGAGATTCCCTGACTAATGGCAAACCAAGCAACAATAACAGTAGAGTTAAGAACCAAATCACAAGAATTTGAGAGAAAGTTTAAAAGAGCTACAGAAACAGTAAAAAAGGGTACAGAAAAAGTACAGAAAGCAACTAAAAAAGCTGGAACTGCGGCAGGACAATTTCAAGATAAATTTAGAAGAGCTTCTCAATCAATAGCCGCAATACAAGGACCACTAGGACCAGTAGCAGGTAGACTTACTTCACTAGGAACTATTATAGGTAATGTTGGAATCAAAACAGCAGTAGCAACATTGTCAGTTGCCGCTTTAGTATTTGGTATAGGTAAGATGGTTCAAGCAGGTGCAAATGCTGAAAGACAATTTAAAAGATTAGAGGGTATTTTAAAAGCAACTGGTGGTGCGGCAGGATTAACTCTAATGGATATTGAAGAATTAGCACAAGATATTGGTATTGCAACACTAGCAAGTACACAAGATATTAGAGATGCGGCAGGTGTATTATTAACTTTCAAATCAATTACAGGTGATACATTTAGAAATGCTTTAAAACTATCGCAAGATTTAGCTGAAGTAGGTTTTGGTAGTGCTAAAAGTGCGGCAATGCAATTAGGTAAAGCATTAGAAGAACCTGAAGTAGGTTTATCAGCATTAAGACGAGTTGGTGTTTCTTTTACAGAACAACAAAAAGACCAAATTAAAACTTTAGATTTTATGGGTGAAAAATTAAAAGCCCAAACAATATTATTAGGAGCTTTAGAAGAACAAGTTGGTGATGCTGGTGAAGCCGCAGCAGGAGGTTTAGCTGGAGCTATGGATAGTCTTAATGAAGAATTTACAATATTTATTGAAAATAATGCCCTGACTAAAGCCGCCTTAGCAATAGTAACTGGTTTGATGAGAACACTTAATTTTTTATTTCAAGATTTTGAAAGCACATTAAGAGGTTTAAATGAAGCTGAACTAGATGCAGAATTAGCAAAAATAGATAAAAAAATGTCAGCGTTAAATAAAACTGTCCGAGATACTATTGTTATAGGTGAAGATCAAATGAATATTGATCAAGAGTTAAATAGATTACAAAAAGAAAAAGATATAATTACTGCTAAACTTAAAAAAAATGTAGAACAAAAAAATAGAGCAGATGAAGCCGCAAACAAATTAAAAGAACAAGAAACAGGTTTTGAAAAATTATTAGAAAAAACAAGAGCTAAAAGAGAATTATCTTCAAGAAGAGAGATAGAAGATTTAGGTAAAACAGAATTAGAAATGAGAAAACTTGCTATGGCAAGAAAGATAGAAGATGCACTATTAGCAAAAAAAATAACTGATCAAGGAATTATAAATAGAGCAATACAAGAAGAATCACAAAATATAGAAATATTAGCAACAAGAACACAAAAATTTAACGAAATACAAAGAGCTATGGATGGTATAGCTGATGGTGTGTCTAAAACATTTGAAACAACTGGTAATAAGATATTTGATGCTTTTGCTAGAGGTGAAGCAGGTGCTTTAAATTTTAAAGATGTTTTAAGACAAGTATTAATAGATATTCAAAAAACATTATTCCAAGTTTTAGTAATGGATAGAATAACTAAAGCTATAAGAGAGGGAATATCAGGTAGTAGTGGTCTTTCAGGTTTTATTGGCAGTTTATTTACAAGTGGTGGTGGAGATTTATCATCTACAATGGGAAGCACAGCATCAGGTGGTAGTGTACAACAATCAGGTGTTCCTAGAATGGTTGGTGAAAGAGGACCAGAGCTATTTGTTCCTGGAAGTGCTGGTGTAATTAAAAATAATGCAGATACAAGATCAATGATGGGTGGAGGTGGAGGAGGTGTTAATATAACACAGAACTTAAATTTTGCTTTAGGTGTGACTAATACAGTTAGATCAGAAATAGCAAATATGTTGCCAACTATCCAACAATCAACTATATCAGCAGTAGCAGACGCTAAATTGAGAGGTGGTAAATTTGCAAAAGCATTCGGAGGATAATAATTATGGCAGTATTTACACCATCGTACCCATTGACATTTCCAACTGTTGTTGGGGTACAAACACAAAGATTTTCTATAGTTAGAACTGTAGCAGTTTCTACATCACCATTTACAGGTCAAGATCAAATTGTTCAACATGAGGGTGAATATTGGACAACACAAATTAAATTCCCTCCAATGTTAAAAGTAAACGCTTCAGTTGTATTAGCTTTTCTTTTACAGTTAAGAGGTAGACGAGGTACATTTAGTATAGGCGATCAAGACAGAAAAACCATACAAGGAACAGCTACAGGGACTGTTAGAGTAAATGGAGCAAGTCAAGTAGGTAATCAGGTAGCTTTAGATGGTTTTACTGCTAGTAGAGCTGATGTATTTAAAGCTGGTGATTATATACAAATAGGTTCTTATTTATACATGGTTACAGAAGATGTAACTGCTAATGGTTCAGGTGAAGCAGATGTAAAAATAGAACCAGCATTAAGACAAGGTATAGAAACAATTGCTAATGACGCAACTGTTATATACACAAATGCAAAAACAATAATGAGATTAGATAATAATGAAACTGGGTGGGATACAGATCAGGTGAGTAAATATGGAATAACCTTATCAGCTACCGAGGCATTATAATGAACTTTGCAGACTTATTAAAAAAAAATTTTATATTTATACCAGTAGTTGCTTCAATAGTAGTTGGGGGATTTACTTCTGTTAAATATGTTTTAAATTTAACTCAAACTATTAACGCATCAGAATTACATATTGTTAATCTTGAAAGAGATTTAAAAGTTGCTGAAGAAAAAATTACAGAAATGAATACAAGACTTTCTTCTGCTGAAGCTACTTGGCAGATGGCAGAAAACTTATATAGAACTCTAGCAGATCAAGTTAGAGAACACTCTTATGATATTAAGGATTTAAACAGATAGGATTTATGGTAAATGACAATGAACTACAAGTTTACAGCAATATTAATTATAGCAATGTGTTTAATGGCATTTTTTATTGAACCTGCTTATCCTAAAAACGAATATTTAACTAATGGAACTAACTCATGCAGAACTGGTGAAGTAGATGTTAGAATTGAAACAGAAAACCGAGATAATGATTACAGACACAATTCTATTTCTAATAATTACGATAATAATAGTGACAATGATCGCCTTAGTGTAACTTATAGACACTACATTGGTACAGCTTGTACTAAAGAATTTAGACAAGTACAGCAAGAGAACATGGAACTAAAACAACAATTAGAATTAATGAAAATGTGTGGTAGGGTTAATAGCAATCCTAGTCTTGCATACAATGAAAACTTTAGATTATTAGTATCAAAGTGTACAGGTATTACTCCAACAGAAACAAACAATAGACCAGAAGATTCTGGAAGTGCTTGGGATGGTTTAAAAGATGACTATAAAAAAGAAAATCCAGATATTACCTTAATGGGAGATAAAATTTTATTACCTCCTAAAGAAAACAGTTTGAAAATACCTCCAAAAGACTTTAAATTACCTGAACCACAATGAGTAGAAAATTTAGAAAAATTATAGTTAAATTAAGAATGTGGTATGCTGATATAAGAGGTCATCATGGTAAAAGGTGGAATTATGAACCTGGAGATCATTATATGGGTATGAACAAAAAGAGAAAAAAATGAAAGTGAGTGAAAATACAAATATACAGTTACCATTAAGAAATTTAGTTTCTATCATTGTTGCAGTAGGAATAGCAGTGTGGAGTTATTTTGGTATAATGGAAAGACTTAACACTATTGAAACAAATGGTAAGTTAATGATTACTGATGTTGAGGAAAATACAGAATTTAGAATAAAGTGGCCAAGAGGAGAATTAGGTACACTTCCTGCTGACGCAGAACAATATTTACTTATAGAAAACACTTTAGTTCAAGTTGAAAAACTTACTAAAAGACTTGATGCTATGATGAACAACAAAGTAAATATAGATAGATTAATTAAAGATGTTGATAAATTAACAGAACAACTAGAAGTTTTAAAAGATAAAGTAAGAGCAAATGGAAAAGGAGAACATTAATGATTGATAGAATATTATATGCAATGTTTGGTTGGATTGATGAAGTTTGTTTTAAAATACAATTAGGTATTGAAAATTTATATGGAGATA